GTTACGCCCTGATCATCTTTAATTGTTGCGCTATAGACAGTTCCCTTTGTTATAGAGGATGCAATTGCAGCTGCGTTGGGTCCTAAGAAAGAGGCGGATATAATAACTGATCCATTTCCAACAGTGATGTGTCCTGGAGGCATTCCAACATCTCCAATTTCAATCTGTCCTGTCTGGATTCCTGGAGATGCACTTGCTGTCTCCTGAGGAGTCACAGGGGCATTGTAAAGAACATATACATTCTGAGCATCCACGGCAATATCAAGGGGCATTCCTGTCATTCCCGGGGGGCGGGACACCTGTTTCCAATTTGTTCCATCACAAGGTTCTCGACACGTATAGAAATCCCCGTTCACATTAAATCCCCATACGAAACCACCAGAGGATGCAACAATCTTGTTCAGTTGACCAGGTAGAGGTTTCCAGCCTATTGTTTCAGATAACTTTCCTTTCACCAATCCCAGGAGGCCCTGAGCTTGTGACTGGAAATCTTGAGAATAATTGGCCATCTCTTCTTATATACTCGTATGATTTTTTTGATGTCATAAAGAGTAATGAGCACGACACCGTCTCCGGCATCTCCGTCGGCGGCGTTAATGACGACAACAAGTATGACTCCATCGTCAACAACTTCCCAACCTGTTCAGAGTCAGTCTCCTCCCCCCTCTGGCAGTTTTAACAATGTTGAGACTGCTATTCAAACATATTCGAGCCTGCGCGACCAGTATTCTACTCTTATTAGCAAGGGTCTTCGTGAATCAGATTCTGCCAAACGTTCGGAGATTTTAAAGCAGATTCAGGATGTGAATCAGCAGATCACAACTGTTATCAACGGAATTTCTGCAGCTTATTCTCAGAGTCAGGCTCAGCTCTCATCCCAGCCTAGTGCCGATCTACAAGGTTCGCTTGAAAGGTACAAGCAGCAACTTGAAGAATTACGGTCAACAGATGATGAGCTCACAAAACTCAATAGCCTGTATGGATCGCTCCATACTACAAATACAGGAGATAAGAACGTTTATTACGGATACATCTTCGTCATCCTAATCCTACTTGTAATTGTGTTTGTCACATTTACAATCAGCGCTTTCAGGTCGTTCTCAATTCCTTCTATTTCTGAAATGCTTCCATCGATGGCGATTCCCACTGCTGCACCAGTAAGCTACCCTATCTCATCGCCGGTGTTGTCGCCGGCCCTAGAACCGGTGACATTATAGTTGTGAGTTTAGAAGGAGCAGCAGCAACTGTTGAGAAAGTAGTAGAGGAAGGTGTCCAGAACCCAAGGAAAAACAGGAGTGGAAGGAGGAGAAGAACTAGACCAAAGCGCAGAAGAATTGAGTACCCATTTGTAGGATTCACTGCAGGTGCTGATTCTCCTGACGAAGAATACTTATCATACCGATTCTTGGCTGCCTTGTACGTATCGTCAATAGATTGGGCATCCATGTACATTCCCGACGCATCATCATACAACCCAGACATTTCCTGATTGTCTTGTTTGTACGAGTCTACAAAGTGATTCATATCCTTCTTCTGATCTTCAACTCCTTTCTGCTTGTTCATGATCATTTTTTCAATAGACTCCTGTGCAAGTTCATACGCCTTCTTGTACTTTGGGTCGTGGGTAGACAAAAATTCGACATAGTTGCCCTTGTACTGATTGAGCATCTCTTCGAAGTCCGACGACATTATTATACACTGGCTACACAAAATCGGTAATAAGGCGTCGCGCCAGCTGTAGGGGACTTCCGCATCACTTCAACAATATCACCAGGCTTTCCCCCAATCCAACGCACTGCTGCATCCTGTGAACTGACGTGAGGAATTGGCATGTACTCCTTGTGCTTCATGGCAATCTGCACAAGCATCGGCTCCTCCGATGACACCTGAATATGATCCTTGCGCATCGCCTTGGCAATATCGTCCAGAGAAATGCGGAACTTTTCGAGGAAGTTCTTCACTTCCTCCTCCTTCAGAATCCGGTGAGCCGGGACCTTGCGATGAGTGGTAATATCAAAGGTCAGTTGGCCAGTGTGGAAGATCTGAAGAACATTGCTCTGCATACTAACTGCATGAAGAATCGCAGGAGACGGTGCGATCGAGACAATGATAATGCCCAGCGTCCCGCCGTACTCCCGCGTTAGTCCTACCAGAGTTCCAACATCCTTCTCACTGATACGAGCCCGATTACTGTTGAAGACAATGACCGACCCAATCTTCGTGACAACTGCGGGGAAATCCGATTCCAGAACTTCCGAAGTAGATACATCGACGCCGCGCTGAGATAACATGAGTTTAAGAGTCTCCATCGGGTCTATATGTTATTCTTTCCGATGCCTTTCTTTTCATCCGTTTTAAACAATAGATGAAAAATTCAGGAGTCCTTCTTCTAGCGATTGCCGGACTTGTTGTTGCCGGTGTTCTTCTTGCCGGAGGGCGGGAAGGATTTGGTGTCCCTGAGTTTATTGATCGGACGTCTCAAGATCTTCAGCGTCGAGGTGAATTGTCATCCTATTCTCAGACGACGACGCACCTCCGCGCTTCGGATTCGCATAAGCCACCGAAGGGGGAGCAGACTGGTCATCGGGTGGGGCAGTGGTGGGGATATAACTCTCTATTTTAGAGGGATCCCTTCGACAGTCTTCCACCATCGCCCAGAACTCCCGAAGTTCGTCAAGATGACTTGACATCCAATTCGGTTCGCGTCGAACATTTTCAATACGAATATTGTTAAGGTACCAGTGAACGATTCGGTGCTCTTCGCCCTCAATCGCTCCCTTCCATACACTGTACTCTGCCTCCTTAGGTTTGTGCTGGATTGTCCCATCATCGTAAATCACCATAACGCCCTTGTATGGCGACTCGGACTTTGCCCATTCATTCTTTCCACATGTCTTGAATTGCATCTCGACATAATCACACTCATCGATATTACAGCATTCCATCTGCATCTGCATCTGGTGATAGTATGCGTCAGGAATCGGAGTATCTTGGGTAAATGGACGACTAATGGGACACTTAAACTCTACCAGCTTTCCCCAGCGAGCATCCATCTTATCCTTGGTAAGTACAATCCCGTCCGGAGATGCACCTAGAAACCTGTGAATAGGATGAGATACACACGTTGTATCAACAACATCTGCTCCACCCTGAATATCCCCGTAAATCTCCTTGGCAATAGGCTCGAATTGAGTACCCCACAGACACGCAGTCATTGAACCGCCATCACCCGGTTTCTGACCCTCAATCTTGCGCATGAGCAACTCCTTGCGCGCTCCCGGGGTCGCGTTCTTGAACGCTTTTGTCACTTCCGATGCTGTGATCATCTCTGATCGTTTGGCGTGCCATGCGTCCGTGCGCTGGTCGGCAACTCCATAGTCCCTGAGGACTTTGAAGACAGAACGGCGACGGGACCACACTTTACCCAGGTCGGTAGCCAGAAGTCGATGTACCTGCGCTTTATAGTTCTTGTAGTGATATCCACGATTCCGGCAGATGGTCTTGATTCGGTGTGTGAGGTGCGTACAGGCATCCAAAGGCAGCTCAAACACTTCCATTGTTATCTAGGATTGATTCCATTAAAATTAGTCCGTTTTACCGACGACGAGTCCGGCGACCGGCCTTCTTCGTCTTACGAGTCCTCCGCGGCTTCTTCGCCTTCTCCTCAATCGCCTTCTCAAGTGCTGATACGTTCGCCTCTGCCTGGCGAACAAGTTCGGGTTTCTTCTTGTACATCTCGAACATCATCGTATCCTCCTTACCACTCACTGGATGCTTTCCGGTGTGGGCGATATGCAGGATATGCTTCGCATTCCTGAGTTGATCGTGAAGCTGGGCTAGAGATGGCATGTGCTTTGTTATGAACCGATATATTTCTACGAGTCGTTTACAGAAAAGGTGTCGGTCTTACACAATGACGACCACGGCTGAGATCTCTACACAGGAAGATTGGGTCCTCCACCGTCTAGAAACCTTCTACACTCCCGAACGCACTGAACTCCTGAACAATATTTTATCCGGTAAGACGAACATTTCTCTACGTATCCTCGACTGGTTTGTCACCAACTATTCCAAGAAGAACAATGTGTCTTACATCTCGAAAGCCGGGCGCCATGTCATTGTGTACCTTGCGTACAAGTCCCATCTGAAAGCCTATAGCAAGAAGATGTTTGACCCCTTCTGTCGCCATGACCGTATTAACTTCCATGGGATTTCCACCACAGTTGGACAGCTGAACTTCTTTGCATGGGCAATGGAAGATGATGTGATTGACTACCTGTTTGAGCACCGTGAAGATATCCATGCTGATATGGAGACTCGTATGACTGCTTCGGGAGATGCAAAGAAGACGGGAGAGCACACACGCAAGAAGCGTCATGAACTCTCTCATTCAGCTACCAAGTCTCTCAAAAAGCATGACGTAAAAATTGTTGTTTCGTTTTCGTAGTGTGAAGTAAGATAGAATGCTCTCTGTTCGCCGTGGAATCGTGTATCCAGTGGACTCTGACATTACAGACTTTGATATAGGAACTGATGTCGAAGAATACAACTATGACGGACGTCTTGTATTCCGCGGCAATCTTGATACCCAGTACTCCGACGACCATGTTCGCGTATACTGGCTGTACGATGAAAGCAAGCGTGTAGGATTGGTGGAGCATCGCATTGAAGAACACAGCTGTTTCTGGTTTCGCGACAATGTGTATTCCACTCTATTTCAGGAAGACTGGACGTGCCGGGACAAGACTCTTTGGACAATCATGACGGAATCCGCCTACGAAGACTGTATGCGAAATGGGTGGACAAACATCTCCGATCTTCAGGCTCGTACATCCCTCTCGATCGTTCGTCCAACGGATATTCTGAACACAGTCGTACCTTCCAAAACTTGTATTCGGTGTGGAACTCTTGACAGATACCCAGGATGCCACATGGAAAAACATGAGCCACGGTACGACGTGTTCTTCACATTATTCGTTGATGATGATGGTGTACTTTACGTACCTCCATCAGATACTCAGGCATTCGCGACCTTGCGACGACCCTTGGCAGCCGCGGGAGTAGGAGCGGGAGCAGGAGCGGGAGCGGGAGCGGGCGCTGGGGCAGGAGACGAGACTGTAGGAGTCGGTGCGGTCTCATTGTCCTCCGCCTCAGCCTCCTCGTCCTCGTCCTCGTCCTCGTTGTCCGACTCGAGCGCAGCCTTGGCACCACCAACCACCGGAGGAACCGACGTCTCAGCATCGTCCTCGTCGTCATTGAACATCTCGCGCGCCGTCTGACGCTTGCGCTGAGACACCTGCATGTACGTCGGCTTCCACGTCAGACCGAAGCCCTGGCCGATCACGTAGATGCTGCACTGTGCAACGATCTTCGCCTGGCAGCCCTTCGAGAACGTGGACTGGAGATCCGCTGGCGAAAGCAGGATCTCATTGCCGTCCGAATCAATCACATCCATCGAGACCTTGCCATCGTAGACGGGCAGCTTGAAGCGGAGCGACGGTGGGTACTTGCCGTTCGGGACCCAGCCATCGTTCGTCTTGTCGACCGAGACCGACAGGAACTTGTTGAATGAGTCGCGAATTGACTCTTCACCACGCTTCTTACCGAACCACGATGCTGAGTTCGTCACCGCCGCCTGGATGACCGCCTCCTGGAACTCGCGCAGGAAGTTGTAGGACTTGGACACATCGTCCGTAGCCGTGGACGGCTCGCGAGCGTACGGGTCGCAGCCCTGCAGCGACGCCGACATCATGTACGACGTCGTGATGCTACCATCCTTGTTCTCATTCTCCTTGACTAGACAGCCGCCGGGGAAACCATACTGAGGGAAACGGAACTGAACATTCTGCTTGTTGTACTTGATGCCTACTGAGACGCCACCCTGCTTATTACGCTTGGCTTCGGCGAACTGGATATCGGACACATTGATCTTGCTGATGCTAACACATGCGGGAGCGGCCATCTTTCTTTGTTGGGTTGTACTGTTTCTTCCCTTCCAGACCGGACGATCCGTTTTTCATTCTTATTTTCATATCAATAACGATTAAGAGTATATATGAGCTGTCTTTCATGTAAGACAAGGTCTTCTATTGAACGGTGCCAAACAAAGGCAATAGGAGGACTTCCGTACTGCGGCAGACATATGCGCTGCAAGAAGATTCACCGCTGGATTTCTAAGAATCCCGAGATTGAGAAAAAACTAGTTCATATTCAGTCTCTCTGGCGCGGTCATCATATGCGCACTCTTCTTCATTTAGCAGGACCCGGCGTCTTGCGGCGTAGTTTGTGTCATAATGACGATGAACTTGTGACTCTAGAACATAAGACCGAAGTCCATCCTCGCGACTATTTTGCAATTGAAGAGGATGGAAAAATATGGTGGTTTGATCAGCGATCGATGTTTCAGTGGTCGCAGAAGGAACTGGATATTCGTAATCCTTATACTCGTACAATTCTAACCGTAAAAGACCAGGAACGCCTTCGTGAGCTACTCATGTATCGCCGACGACACAATGTACCACTTTACCATGAAGGTCAGCGTTCAGCGATGACTCTTATCGAAAAGAGGGACAATCGGTGGCTGCGTGTTGCCCAAATCATTCGAGAATTTGCGTTCGATATTCATCACGAACAGTTGATTTCAATGGATTACCCTCAGCTTGCAGTGTTTGTCAACACTCTAACAGAAGATATGAGGTGGGTTCTTTATCAACCCGAAAACAAGCATGCAAGTGACCGGATGCAGAGGTACCATTACTGGCTGAAGAACATGCGAAATGTTATGCATACATATCAGTCAGAAACGATGTTAAGCAATGATGTTGCAGGTATTATCTTGAATATATTGTACGATACACACTGCGTTGGTGATTTTGTATTTCATATGTACTCAGCTTATCATCGTTCAAATGAGTTTATGCTTATTGTATGATAGTATGCTCAACATTCTGGCTTTCTAGAAAAGACTTGATCGCTTTGAGGTCTTCTGGTTTAATTTGAATACTGGTAGGTGTATGTATTTTTATTTCATCTTTGATGACAACGACACCAGAGTCAATATTCACGACCTCCCCGTGTTTGCGCTCGGTTTTGTGGGGCACAGGAGACGGTGCTCGTTCCTTCTCATCCTCCTCTTTTTCTTCTTGAATTGGTTCCGGCGTTATTGCCCGGCGAATCGGAGGAGGAATATCAATCTTTCGTGAGGATGCAGGGGGAGGAGGGGATACTTCGGATGTAATAGACTCCTGCCTTTCAGTTCGGGTCTCCGTATCAATATGCGGAACTGTTGCCGAAGGAGTAATGCCAACAAGTTCCTGTAGTTCCTTAGGAACAATCTTATCCTTGATGCTCTGGGGAACTATATCCGCAATGCTCTTCACACTGTATGGGATCTGTATGTTTACATTTTTGAGTATACTCTTGGGATCATTGACCAACGCGGTCACTGATCCGAGTGGGTCGCGCTTAAAACTATCAGGAATCATACGACGAAACCGTTGTGTCCAGCCAACGGGGAGATACCGTCCAGCCGCCAGAGCTACTGCAACAATAATGAGCGCAAGTGTGCTTCCGAGCAGTGCATTTGTGGTCGTCATGTTGGTGGCCTGGCCGTCTACCACAATAATAGGGAGGGTGGCATTCTGAGTAGGGCTGTATGTTGGAGTTACGGTAGGGTATGCGGTAACGATGAACTGTGGGGTGGATGTAGACGTCGCCGACATTGTTGTACTTATACTATTTACCTGCTGGAAACTTTGAGGAGATGGGCTAAATATTTTTGAAGAACTAACGGTGACACTAGAAGTCTGTGATAGTGTTTCAGATGGTAAAACGGAAAAGGTTACACTTTGACTTGTGGAAGAAGAATACGAAATGGAAGAAGATCCAGTTAGAGAAGCAGTATTTGCAATAGTTAGAGAAGGTGAAGTGGAAGCCGTAGCGCTTATTGACGGAGTGGAAGCCAACGTGTCTGAAAGAGAAAGGCTTTGGCTTTGGCTTAACGTTGAAGATCCCGATCCAGACAGAGTTGCGATTGAAGATGCGGTAATGAACTTGCTAGCAGATATGGAGACAGAAGCTGACGACGAAATACTGGAAGATACATCAGTGGTTGGCGACAAACTAGAACTGGGACTTGAAGACGACGTAGATAATACTGCAGTGGTTGGCGACAAACTAGAACTGGGACTTGAAGACGACGTAGATGATACTGCAGTAGTTGGCGACA